CATAATGATTTTGTTTTAAATTGTGATGTTAATACATCAACACCAAATGTATTTTCTTCAATTTCTACATTTAAAATCTCAAGTTCTCCATTTTGATGGACTTGAGATAATGCTTTACCAAATAAAGATACTGGAATGTTTTGGAAGGTGGTTTGTAGTGGGGGGAGTACAGGGTTGTATTTTTCGTAAAACATAGAAAATTTCTGGATTGATTTTCCTGTTGGGTAAAAATGTCCACCGTTATGAAATTGGGCTATCCAAACTCGATCACAATTTAATTCTTGCATTATGTCCTCTAATTGATGATCAATTAAAGCACTTGCTTCTAGAGCTTCTGTCATTAAAGCACCTTTTTGGGATTTTTCCATTTTTAATTTGAACCAGTTAACTATGATGGGTCCTACAACAGCTGTGATTAACGCTACTAATACAGTTGTTAACATTGCAAAAGTTTCCATTATTTTTTTAAAGAATTTAAGTGTTTAACCATCTCATCTAAAGCGTTTTGAGCACGCTCTTTATCTATTCCACCAACCCATTTTTGAATTTCACCATTTTCAGAGACATAATTTTGATTTCCTTCTGAAAGGGTAGTTTCAAAATAACTTTTATATTCTTCTATTTGTTTATCTATTTCAGCATTAAATGTAGAATTAATATAGTCTTGCCATTTACCTTCTACTTTAAGTTTAGTTTCAAATTTTGATCTACAATCTAGGCAATGCCCGTATGACTTGAAATAAAATGGATCTAATTGTTTATCCATTATTTGTTTACAATCAGGACAAAATAAAGGAACTGCTGCTTTTTTAAATTTATCTAATTTAGTAATATTTTCTTTAATACCATCTCTAATGGTCCAGGTTTTTCCACCTTGTTCCCAAATATCACCTTCTTTGTGTTCTTCTTGAGTTTCACCGTTATAACCAATTCCAACTGTAGTTCTATCACCATGTTTACCTTTGACTAGGTTACGGAGACGTTCTACATCTCGTTTTTGAAATTGTTTCTTTAAAACGTTATCTGACATATTTTTTTAATTGGTCAATGGTATTTGCTGCTGAGGTATGTAGGATTCCTATTCCTCCGGCTTCATTCCATCTATTAATTGTATCTTCTCTATCGTCTATAAGTATACGATTTTTTGCTGAGAGTTCTTGTTTAAATCTAGCAGGTTTAAAGTAAATATTTTTCATTCCATCTAAGCGTTGAACCCACTCACGTTTTCCTTGTTTAGAACCAGGATCAATTGAAGGTGCAGTTAGAATATATGGGTTATATTGTTTAATATAATCCCAAAGTATTTGACCATCAGACATCCATGGTAAATTAACCCAATAATCGTATTCTGTTAATCCTTTTTCTTCTAGACTTTTCTTTAATAAATTCCAAAACCCGTCTTTACCTTGTTCATTAGCGTGTTGAGTAGATTTGCCAGTTAGTTCTTCATATCCTTTATCAAAATCAACTAATACACCATCCATATCACAAAAAATGATATATTTTGGTTTAATAGCTTCGTATAAATCTAGTAAATTGGGAGTTTTTTTCATTTTAAAGTTTATATAAATCTACAACAAGTCTTTTACTTTTTCAAGTAATTTTTTAATTAAAATTAACTCCATTCAGTAATAGTATCTGTCCAATTTCTAAACATCATATTACCTTTTTCATATGCTTCACGTTCGATTTCAGGTAAATCACCTTCCTCGTTTGTGTTTTGGGTTGTAATATTTTGTAATTTACCATTACAGTTTTGTTCGTGGTGAATCATTTCATGTGCAAATGAACGCATTATATCTTTTGGATGGCGATCCATTGTGTAAAGTACAATTGATTTTTCATTTGGATTATAATATGCTGTTTTACCAAAGAAATCTCTAGCATTTTCAACATCATCTTCTATAAATTTTACTTTAGGTAAAGGTCGAATATTCATTCCTTTACTTAACATGTATTGAATTAAAGAAGATAACATTGTAGGATAACTGAATTTGCTAGGTTCAGCATACATGATTTCTTTGATGGGAGTTTTGGTTAATATAGACCAAATCTTGTCTCTATCTTCATCAGACAATTCAGTAGGTAAATAACGTTGAAACGATTCATATTCACCATTTAAAACAGCTAATCTAGCGTTTGTGCCGCTTATGCGATCTCCTTCTTCTTCGCTTTTAATTACAATAGGTTCAAAGTTATCGTATTTTCCTTTTAAACTGTCAAAGCGTTTCAAATCACCCATGTCTTCCTCTCCTCTAATTCCTACTACAGGAAAGTAAAAACTTGTTGGGTCATTTTTAATAATTGAGCTTACATCTGTTATAGGGGATGGTTTTTGAGAAATTTGGATTTCAACATTAGATGGTAAATACTTTTTGTAAATATCCCATATTTGTTCACTTTCCTCTTTTGTAATTCCATCTCTATCTTTATGTCCTATTAAAACAAGAGCTTTTGATATCTCAGGACGTTTTGCAATCTCGCTAACTAAATAAAAATGACCTAATGTGGGTGGTTTAAAACCACCAGGAATTAAAGCAATACCTTGTTTGGTTTCCTCTAATATGGGCTGTATGATTGATTTAACTAGTGAATTCATTTACTTTATTTTTTGCTATATCAAACGTATCAAATTCACGTTCTATATCTAAAAGTATTTTTATTTCTTGGTTTGTTTTTTCTTTTTCAGCTTTTGACTTTGCTAATTCCTCAGGTGATTTTAATTTTCCTACTGGTTGGGGAAATAATCGTTGGATTTTTTCAGGGTTAAAAGAAGTATCAACTTCATATCCTGGGGGGTCATTATTTATTATAATAATATTGTTTTCAAATGATTGTCTGTAGGTATCAATATTTTTTACTACACCTTCCCAACTTTTTAATACAGCACTTGTAGGTAAACTTCTACCACGTTGAGCGTTACGTTTTAAAGATGTCATAGGTGATACATAAATTAATATCATGAATGTATCGTATCCCATCGCCTCTAAATCTTCTTTCTTTTTAAGTAGTGGCCTTGAAGCAGCACCTGTACCATCAATTATGATGTTTTCTAAATTGGATAAAGCTTGGGTTTCTTTCTCTTTAGTTACTGCTCTAGCTTTTCCCATCAATTTAGCGGCAGTTGATAGTTCTTCAGGTGACATTGAGGCAAAATCTTCTTTACCTAATTCTGTTTTTAAAAGTTCTTCATAAACATCATCTACGTTTATTACTTTAAATTTTTGAAGACCTAATTGATTAAGTATAGTTGTTTTACCAGATCCAGCAGGCCCAGCCATAAAAATAGCTTTAGGTTTTGCTTGAACCTCTTTAAGTAATTGAACCAGACTTATCATACTTATACATATTACAAGTTTCGTTTAGCTACTGTTCTAAATTCAGTAAATACTGGGGAATGTGTTGGATTTTCTAGGTCAAATAAACGTTTTACTGTTTTAAAAATATCAATATTTTCCTCAAACGAACGAGTAGATTCAACTACTTCCCATCCTTTACCTTGCATTTTATCTTTTTTAGCTCCACGTTTTGAAGATTTTAACCATAAAATACCATAATGATCTATTTTTCTACCAAAACATTCTTCATAACATTGACCATAAACTGCAGTTTGGAGTTCATATGTTGTTTGTAGTTGATTAGATGTTTTTAAATCTAATAACCATAATTCACCATTAATTTCTACAATCAAGTCACACGTACCAGCTACTTTTAATACATCTGAAAATAAATGGACTTCGGTTTCAATTAATGTGGGTTTAATGGTTTCCCAAAATTCAACAAAACGTAAAAACATTTGCCAAACATCTGGATTATATTGGGGGCGACCTTTATCATCTAAAAATCTTAATTCTTCTCCATTTAAATAAGCTTCACATAACTCATGAACTTGAGTACCTTCTTCAGCTGCTTTTTTAACAATGTAATCAGATGCAAAACCAACTTGTTTAAGCCAATTTTCAAAGAATTTACCTTTTGGGTAATATCCCAAAACATATGTTACAGATGGATAATATTTTCCATTTCTTCTATAATAACGGGAATCAGGTAAGGTTATTTGTTGAGCGTCATCTGAAATTTCTAAAATTCGATCATAGGATTTTTTAATATTCCTTTTTTTCATATAGTTAAAAGTTTTTTCTCCATTAAATTATATTGGGTTAATGGGGAAACTGTTTGTACAAGTTTTGTGAAATTTTCAAAACCCATTTCACTTGGGTCTTTTCCTTGCATCTCTACAAGATAAACTTCTTTTCCAATATCTAAAAGTTGCTCGCAAAAACCAAGGGCTTGTTTTAGAGCATCTGTGTCTAGGGCAATATAGATTTTTTGTACCTTAGAGGTAACAATTTTTTTCATTAAGTTAGATTGGATATTTTTTCCAAATAATGGAATAGCATTTCGTTTTATTGCTATTGCATCAAATGGGCCCTCACATAGTATAATTGGTAAATCCCAATTAATAAACAACTCAAACGGTATTATATCGCGAGACGTTTCTGGATTGCGGTATTTAGTGAATGGGTCTTTCTCGAATGATCTCGCGGTGAAATAATTTAATTTACCGTTGTTATCATATGATGGGATAACAATCATATTATTATATGGGCCTGAGTCGCAATAACCTATATTATATTTTAAAATATCTTGGTTAGATATATTTCTTTTTTTAAGATATACTAGAGCATGTCTTGCTGTAAGGTCTTTATTATGGATAAAGGTTTTAAATTCTTTGGGAAGTTCTAAAATAGAGTGAACTATTTCTGTGTCTTCAATGGTAACGTTTTTTACTAGTTTTCCAAGTTCTTGAAAATATGTAGCATCAACTTGAACTTGTTTAAATAAACTTTTAATTGTTTTACCTCTTTTACCACAAACCCAACATTGCCAAGGGTTATTTCCTTGATTATTTTCAGTAAAATTAACTTCAAGTTTTGGTTTATGGTGATGGCAAAAAGGGCATGTGTATGCTTGATTACCACGAGCGGTACGTTTTCCTGTTCCTAAAACAGAGTTTACTAAATTAACTAGTAATTCATTTACCATGAATATAAGATACAACTTTATTTTTGGGTAACAAAGTCTTTTGCAAAAAATTTACCTAAAATATTAGTATTAAGCCATTCATTTGATTCTAAAACACCTAATTGAAATTGATATTTACATTCAAAATAGGTAAGTAGTTTTTTATTAGGTACAAAATGAATTATTTCACGTGTGAATTCTTCTTGTTTTCCTTCTTTTATTTTTTGTTTGATGAATTCTTCTGAACCATAATAGGTTTTCCAGTCAGATTCTTTTTGGATTGTTTGTGTAGTTGATTTACGTCCTCTACCGGTTTGTTCAGCTAATTCTTTTTTGGTTAGTTTTTTCTTTACATTATGGTATAAAGATTTTTTACCTAAATACTTTTTTCCTGTTGGGATATGGGTTGTAATATATATAAAACCATAAGAACCTTCAAGTATATCGCTTATTGCAGATATTACTTTCTTTTGATATAACCACATTTAAATTTAAAATATTTTAACTCTAATATTGTAATTTGATCCACCACCGAATAAACCTAAAGGTGTAACTGTAATACTATTTAAAGATGCTATTTGATAAGTATAATCTACTCCTTGAGAATAAATGTTGTATGGATATGATGGAGGAAAACTAATAAGATCTCCTATAATTACATCAACAAAAAAACTATTTAAATTGTGAGTAATAGTAAATGGAGTTGCTGTGTTTATAATTCGTTGTTCACCGTACATACGATCATCAAATAATGATGATGAATTAAATGAAGATATTTGACCTGTTGAATTATTGTAAAATAATAATTTAGAGGTAGAAGAATCTGTTAAGTTTATTATTGATAAAGAACCAGTAATAATTACACTTTGACTAAGAGGTGTTACAAATGATGATGTAGTAGCTCTTGATGCACTTAAAGCATAAGATGAACTTAAAGCATAAGATGAACTTAAAGCATATGAAGCACTTGTTGCAAATGATGATGAGATAGCATGAGAAGAACTAATAGCGTATGATGCAGTTAAAGGATTTACTAAACCTGGTTCTCCATTTATAGGACCAGTCATATTAAATGAGCCTGAAAGGGTGATGTCGTATGCTTCTGTTCCTGTAAAAGCATCAATAGATTGAGTTATATGATATGCCTCAACTGTGTTTCCTGTTTCAATTCCTACTTGAGTAAGTGTATTTGCCATTTTGTATAAATATTATAAATCCAAATTAACTAATATTGTTGTATCAGTAACTTGTGAAATTGGTAAAGGTTGAGCTAACTTAGCAACAGCTATAAGTTCTTTATTATTATTATATAAACCTATAGTTGTTACATATGGTGTAAAATATGAACCTGTGGCCCAAGGATAAATATTTGAATTTAAAGCTGAAAGATCGTATCCATCATATACTGCATCGTCTTCATATATTAATACATCATCGTAATAATTTATATCATATCCTTGATCAGGAGGACCTAAAAGTGTTGGGTTTTGGGAAAAATTAAATTCATTTTGTCTAATAGTACATTTATATTGGGTTTCATATATTGTAGTTGTACTTTGAAAAGAACAGGTTAAATTACTTCCGCTTATAAAACCGTTTATAAAATTAAAAGTAGCACCACCATATAAGCCTGAACCATAGGTTATGTAACCATATCCATCATCAACGCCAACGACTCCATTGCTAGTTAAAGTTATTATTCCATGTTCATAAATTACATCTCCAAATTTTTGAGAACCGGAAATCATATTTCCTAAACCATCATCTGTAATAATAATATTTCCATCTGAAATAGTAACAGTACCTGGGTTTAAATATTCTCCAAATAGATTTGAGGGGATAGATATTACTCCTATAGTAGCATTTGATTCTGTAGGTAAATATCTGTATGTAGGTAATGTTGTGGAAAGATAATTATAGTAATTTGGAGTGTAAGCTGGTCCTGTAATAGTTCCATCTGTATTAAAAGAGGCAGTATTGACTGGGGAACCTGATGGGTTGGTTAAATAATTTGAATAATATAATTCTTTTATAGAACGATATATTAAAATTTCATCTTGAATATGAATTTGACCAGTTGGATATGAACCAGAAACCCATAAAGGTGAAGTAATGTTTCTCCCAATATATCTATCAATTTCTACATTTGGGTCAATAAGTTCACTTCCTTTAAAAGTAAATGATTTATTTACCTTAAAAGGTGAGACGACAACGTCAGAAGTTATGAATGGTTTGTAGACGCTCATTCATTCTTAAAAATCAAGTTTTACTCTGATTAGAGCTTCTTTTGTAAAATCTTTTAATAATGGTCTTGACATTTTAGCAACTGCTAAAAGTTCATTTGAATCATTATACATTCCTACTGTTGTAATATAAACTTGAGGAGCATTTATGAAATTATCATAAATTACCTCACCAGTAGAACCTGATATGAATGATGGGTTTTCTGAGTAATTAAATTCACTATTTCTTGCTCTAACAAACACATAATCTGATGTAATTGTTTCTTCTGAATTTAGAGCAAATGAAGCAGCTCCACTAATAGTATTGAATAGTATTCTATTATTTAATCCATCTGAGTTATTTGAACGAGATGGGGCAATATTAATAGATTGTGAAATTGCTTCTGGGTTTAAAATAATTGTTCCTAAATCAGGAAATACTAAACCGTATGAACCATATCCAGTTACATACCCACTGTTTAGTAAAGATCCTGCAGTTCCGTTTGAGCCGGAAATTAATTGGTAAACACGAGATGAACCAATAAATGTATTTACTGGGTTGTCTTGAGAGTCGTCTGTTAAATTAATTGTTCCACCAGGTCCAGAAAGTTGTAAATTTAATGAGCCAGGGAAAAGTGATTGTTTATATCTTGCTCTCTCAATAGATAAAACCCAAAAATATGAACCTGTTATAACATTAGTTCCTTTTCCAAAAATAAAACTAGCATTCTCGTCCTCTAGAATTAATGCACGATATTGACCATACATTGTTTTTGTTGGAGAAGCATGTGGAACAATTGGATTAAACCATGTACTACCACTTCCTTCAGAATCACAATATACTATATCAAATTGAACTTCTTGATCAGCTGAAGAGGTGTTGTAGATACTTAAATAATAGCTCCCTGCCGAACTTGCTTCTTGAACAGAACTAGTAAAAAATGTTGATAATGTTGGGGCTCCATTTGACCATAATGTAGAAGTAATTGAATCACTACTTACTACAAAATCTTCAGGATCTAATCTTTTAAATGACATCGTTTGCTATTTTATTGAGTTTTATTAATTGTAATTGGAATAGTTAATCTAGCACCACTATCTAAACCTACTACAGTTAATGTAGCAGAAAGTTGAGTATTTGAACCAAATAAAGTATTTACAGTAGTTGCTCTTAAATTAATTTGAGAACCAATTACTGTTGTAGAAACATTAGTTCCTAATGTAGTTGTTGTATTTGCTGTAGTAGCAGCAGTAGTATTAATACCAATACCTGTAAATGTGGACATTAAACGAACATCTGAAATAGTAGCTGAGTAACCGCTAGTTTCATAGGTTTGAGTATTACCTAAATAATTTAAAGTTTGAGGAGTAACTGCAAGTGAAGCTCCTTGAACTAATGTAATAGCAGAATAACCTAAATCAAGTACAGGTAATTTAGCTGTTCCACGAGGTAAAGTAGCTAATTTATATTTCATAATTTGAGTTTCAAGAGGAAATGCCTCAAGTAAAGGCATATTATCAATTGCTTCTCCATAAAATGATGAACCTGAGGGGTGATTTGGATTATATAATGTATAATCTATCTCGTCATCTGCTAATGCAAATTGTGTAATTCTAAAAGAACCATCATTTTTAGCTAAAAGTTCTCTACCTTTTGTTGTTAAAATTGCGTCTACTGTGACAACTTGATTATTTAAATATCCCATTATTTTGTTTTATTGTAGATGTATTATACTAATAAATATTGTTAGAGCAAACCTTTCTGTGTAAGATCCGTAATAAATGTATCAACATTTTTATTTAATGATGGAGTTACATATTCTGGGGTTATGATATATGGTCCTTCTGTTCCAGTAGGTCTAAATCCTTCAATTATAATTTGTGAAGCATCATCAACATATCTTCTGATTAAGAAATGATCTAAATCAATTGATGCTGAAGGTAAATTGTTTCCAAATTGGACTTCAATTGATCCTGTTTGAGATACTCTTTCATTATCTGTTTCAACAGTATTATATACTTTTTTAACAACAAATGCGCTATTTTCGTTACCCTCAAATCTAAATTCATCTCCGTATTTTATAGACCATGGTAATGATATTGGGTTAAATCCAGAACCAGAAATGTCAACTTGGTAGAATCCTTGATCATAAAATTCATTTAATATTGAATTAGATGATGTTATAGCATATAATTTTGTATTATCTGGGTAACCCCAAAGTGAATTAATGCCTGAAGATGTTACTTGAACATTTGTTGGGGATGGGATTTGGCTAACTTGAAAATAAGATGAGTTCTTTTTAAATCTAATTCCTGGGGAAATTGGTCCAAGAGTAGAGGTAAAATGTCCAGCTCTTACAAATATTTGATCATTTGGTTGAAGATCTTGTGGTTGAATAGAATAATTAAAATCAATACTACTAAATGAAATATCATTTGGAGTTACATTATTTGGTTGGGGACCAACGTTTATAGATTGAGCAATTTCATCTAATATAGTTTCATCTGAACCCCTTCTTTTAATTAATCTAGCAATAGCATAATGAGTTTGAGCAGCATACACACCAGCTCTTAATACAGGTTCAATATGAATTTTAATTTGTAAAGTTACATTTTCATCAATAACGCCTTGATCAACTACATATGCATTACCTGACCATAAACCTGGGGAACCTATAGATACAACATTATTGAAATCTATTCCTGAATAGTTTCCATCTGTAAAAATAGGAAAAGAAGCTGATGGAGATGCTTTAGCAGTATAATTATCTACTGCTGAGGATCCAATAAAATCTGTGGTAAAAGACATAGTAACATTATTCCAAGATGCTGGGGAATGTCCTATTTGGGTATATAAAATTGGTTCAATGCGGGTACCTCCTCTAATTACTGTTCTAAATTGAGAGGCTACTCCACTTCCTTGAGTTGGAGTTGTAATTCTAATTCTATCTCCAGTTTGAAAATTTTGTTGAATTATTGGAAGTGAATTTTGGGATGT